TCTTGTTCCATGCCTCAGGGTATTTCTTCGAAAGAAAAACCGCCGCGCTGACCAATAGCCCGAGGGCCAGGATTATCCATCCTATCGGACCGAGGGCAGCCTTTATCGCTATGCCCATTACCCTGATCGCCAACGTAACTCCGGCGATGGCACCGGGCAGCTGGCCGACTGTCAGGAGAATTGGCCCAAGGACCAAAAGCAGCGCACCGAACGCGGCGACGCTGACGACTATAACTCCGGTAAGCTTTTGGTGTACCTTGATCCATTCCTGCAGCCACTCGATCACCGGAATGACCTTAGACAAAAGTTTCTCCAGTATAGGCACTAGGGCAGTCACCAGCAGGGCAGTCATGTTCTCGAACCTAGCGCTGGCAATGCGAGTTGCATTCGCCAATCCGTCGCTGGTGTTTTTGAAGTCATCTGCATTTTTGGCCGTCTGCTCGAAGAAAGAACCCATCCTTGCGACGATCTTTGTATGCTCATCCATCGTCTGACCGTTCTTGATTAGACCTTCCCTGAGCGCGTACGCCCTTACCTCTGTCTCGTTCAGGTTTACGGCAAACTGCTTCAGCGGCTCAGTCTCTCCCCTCAGTCCAGACCCGATCGCGGCCAAAGAAACGCTTAAGTCCTTATTGAAGACGGACGAAACGTCAGCGGCCCTTTCCGCCAGAAGAATAGACGCGTCGGCAGCCTCCGAAGCAGAGATGCCGACATTCTGAAGCAGTGCGCCGATAGGGATGATTGCCTCGTTGAATGTCCTTTGCGACATTCCTATCTGGTCTGCCGTCTCTCCGTACCTAAGCAGCTTTTCCGTCGCCTCACCGAACGTGACTCCGACGGCATTGATGCTCTCGTCCAAGTTGGATGAATTTCTTACGGCAAACACCATAGATGCCGTTATGGCAGCACCGGCAGCCGTAAACGCCACTCCAAGAGAGGTAGCCCCCTTGACTGCCGTCTCAAGCCTAGTCTGCACCGTATTCATCTTGGCCGAAAACTGGTCAACCAGTCGTACCACGATGTCTATATTTTGGTCGGCTGCCATATTCTGTCTATCTAATACGGGGGCGGAAGCGTTGCTTGCCTTCCGCCCCCGTGTTCTTCCCGCTTCTTTTCTTTTCCAGTTCAGACATTGCCGTCATCAGAGACAGCATCCTCTGGTAATCGTAATCCTTCCAGTCTAGCCCAAACTTTTCGCTCATCAGGTAATCAACAACCGCCGGATGACTCTTGTTGTTCCTGACGGCATTTTTTATTCGGGCATCAAGCCTTTTGGGATCGTAAGGCTGTCTGTGGCTTCCTTCATTATCTGCATGGCTGTCTCAAGCTCAAGAGTGCGCAGCGTTTCCTTGCTGATCGCGACAACCGACCCTGTCTCGTCCTTCAGGTTCCACTCACGGACCAGAAACTCAAGCATCGACATCATCCTTTCGCCCTTTTCCCCGTCAGCTTCTGCCAAGTCACCAAATTTCTCAACAAATCCATAGGAGAAACGTTTGGGAATCTTCACCCAGTCGCCGTCACCAAGGTCGATCTGCTTCAGGTCGCTGTTGGTTACAAATCTGTTGGACATAATCTATGCGGTTATCCGTTAGTAGGTCGCGATCGCGTTTCTGAGCCTGCAAAAGACCTCGCGCTCGTCGTTCGAGTCCCTGTATGCGGTAAACGGAATCTCCTCGTTGACTATCTCCTCGGCAGACAGGTTCGGAGTGAACACGTTAAGCCTGACGTTGGGGAAGTCGAACCTGAGCAGTGACCGTTCGGCAGCGTCCCTGCCTGCCGCGAAGAAAATCTTGTCCGGGTTATCGACGACAGTGACAAGATCGGCCCCTGCAGAAACGCAGCTGACGCCAGAGAGGGCATCGATGACACCTGCGACTAGGGTGGTCGTGTTGCTTCCGGCTATGGCTGCTAACGTCACAGTGATTAGCTTTCCGCTGAGTGACGCGCTTAGCGCAGCAGCTCCCTGCTCAACGATGATTGCGTAGTCGTTTCCTGCCTCACCTGCCGCATCTACTGTAACAGACACAGTACCGACCCCGTCAGTCTCTATCGTGCCTGACGCAGCGGCAGCAACGTCTGAACTTATCGACGGACCCCAGAAGTTGAACCGCAGGCCGATCTGCTCGTTTGATCGCAGGCAGTCGATAAACTCAGGATTGGTATGAAACTGGGTAAACTTTCCCGTAGCCGAAACGCCCTTAAGCAGCATGTTGGCAGGCATCCTGTCCACCACGTCAACTCCTGTAGCCGACCATCTGGGTTCGATCTCGTTTTCTATGACGATCTCGAAGTCCTCCACGTTAGTCTTGGCGGCAAGCTGCTGCATCGGATTTTCCGTCGTGCCGATGTAAACATCTGCACCACCGGCCCAGATAAACTCTTTCGAAATTTCATAGTCGTCTCCGTCTATGGTCTGGGCCTGAATGACTATCACGTCGTCAACCGCCACGGCAGCGCCCAAGGCGGAAACCGTAAGCCTTGTCTCGCTTACTACGGCCGAGACGGTCAGGATGTTGTTGACGGTATCCAGGTTCGCCTCATCAAGGACAAGCAGCGTGTCAGAAGTGGTGATCCCGCTGCTCTGGTCTAGGTCAAGCACCGTTCCGTTGGCGTATACGGCAGTCGCCCTAGCGCAGTCGAATACCCTCTGGGCGGATATGTCTACGACCATCTTGATCTTGTTGTCGTCCTTGGAAAGGGTGATCTTGCTGATCCTGACTCCGAAGAAACGCCTGATGTAGCTCTCACCGGCGACCTTAATGTCCATCGTGAGGGTCTGGAGGGTGTTAAGCGGTTCGAAGTCGTGCTGATACACCGTCGCCGCCTCAAGGGTCGTGGCGACGTCTTCACCGAACAGGGCCACCAGAAAGTAGCCTACGCTGTTAGGCTCGCAGTAAAGCTCGACCGACCCGTCGAACGGACCGACCTGATTCGCCACCGTCTTGATGTTCTTGCTCCGTGATCCTGCGATCGGCGAAACAGCAGAAAAGTCCCAGTTCACCGCCACGCTTTCGGCCAGAAGCTCTATCGGCACGTCAGGAGTAACCGCGACACCTGCAGTCGACTCCTTCTTTAGAATCATGTACCCCAGCTTGGAGTATGAAGTTGCTGTTGACATAGGTGCTACTGGTTACTGCCCTCTTTATCCAGATCGTCAGTCTTAGGCCGCTCTTTCGTTGATTTAGTATCCTCCTTCGCTGACTCCTTGGCGGCAGGCGAGGAGTCTTCCTCGTAGCTTGCTACTTCAGTACCGTCGTCCAGAACGACTTTCTTTATCTTCAACATAGAAAGTTGATTAGTTTTGTCTATTTGGCCTGTCAAACGCGTCGAACGTCACGGTGACCTTGGCAGTTATGCTGTTCTCTCCGCTGACAGGATCGCCATAAACGACGCTATAGTTGTCAGTATACAGCACCTTCGACCCGACAGTAAGGTTGTCCGCCAAGATACCGAGGACCGTAGCGTCCTTGGCGTCACCGTCTGACTCCCTTTCCTCAACTAGGTCGATCAGTGCGTCCAAGGTGTCGAGTTGTGTCCCCTGTCCGGTCGAATTGTCAACATATTTTCTAAAGTTGACAAAAATTTCGACACCTATCGAATATTTGACCTTATCCCTAAGTGTTCCGCTATGGGTCTGGACTGTCGAAATTGGAAAAACCGACAGGATGGGCAGGTCGTCTATGGATGGTGCCGCCAATCTTCCCTTGAAGTAGGTCTTTATCGTGCCGCCAAAAGACGCTGCAAACGTACTTCTCAGCTGATCTAGTATTTCGTTCATAGGCTATGGGAGTCTTAAGTGCTTGATAAAGACGGCGACGACCTGCTGCTTCAGTCTCTCCGGCGACAGGATCATCCTGCGGCGAGGCAGATTCCCCCCTCCCAGCTGATGATGCCTGAAATAGTCAACGTCGTTGAAGATGCGCACCATCGTCCTGTTTAGGTCCATCCTAAAACCACGCATCAGCTTGCCTGTCCTGTACAGGATCGGACCGGGACCGTAGCCTAGCCTTATTCTTTCCTTGATGGTTGACTTCGCCAGCGGTTTCCATTTCTCAAGCATGCGGCTGCCTTCCGCCGGGAAGTTCTTATCGTATTCGTTCATCAGCAGTTCGCCTATCTCCCCTAGGGCCGCCTTGGGGTCGGCAATCCTGCGCTTCATCTGATTGAGAGCGTCGATAACGCGCTGGTCTCCATTTATCTCGACGTGAAGCATCAGAACCTTTGGTTGATCGTAAACTTATTGGAAAGTGCCTCACCGTTGGCATCCACCGAACCGTCACGGGCGAAGAACGAAAGGGATTTTGTCGTTGACCGCGAAAGCTCGACACCGGCGAAGTCGAACAGCTTCTCTTTCTTGTCCCTGATTTTCTCCAGAATCTCGCGCACCAGAGCGAGGAACTTTGCCCCGTCCTTGTCAGTGTCCTGCTGTTCCATGCCGTACTCAGCCATGAGCAGGTAGGCTGCGGCGGCCTGTGCCGTAAGGCTCTCGACCATGGGTATGGAGATTTCGGTCAATGTCCCTCCCGTGGCGACGATGCCACTTACCGTCTGCGGATCGACTGAAGATATTGTCACCTGAGACGGGACACCCCCGTCTGTGGAGTAAAGGGTAACCGTGGCTCCGCTTCCCAGTACGTCGGTAACGAATGTCCCGTTATCCAGTGCCTCAGTCCTGAACAGGTCTGCCGCCTGCGATGCGGTCAGCAGGTTGCTTATCGCAACGTCAAGCGTCACCCCTCCGACAGCTATCGTCATCGTGTCCGCACCCGTGCCGGCACCGGAAAAGGTTAAGGACTGGGTATAGTATTTTTCGAGCGGCATCGAATACGCATCGCTCAGATACGAATTGACAAGTCCCTCAGCCCGAACGATCAGAGACGACACGAACGAATCGGCGACGTTGGCGTTGCCGACAAACCCAGAAATCTGCCTGACTTTCGTTACGGTCGTGTACGTAGGCTAAAGCGTTATCTGTGAGCTGTCCGACCTGACTACCCTTTCGATCACCTTAAGCACGCCAAGTATGGCGATCAGCAGTCCGGCAGGGGTCAGGTCGCCGTTTCTGACTGCCTCAGCGATCACTTCCGTCGATCCGATCAGGCATGTGACTATACCGAGCCATACCCCTCGGCTCAAATACCATTTCTTGACTGTTTCCATAGTGATTAAGTTACTGAATAGTCTCGTTCTTAAGATTCACCTTCGGAACGTCGGCAATGTCCGCCGTCCTGACATGCACCACAGGAAACAACGACGCGATTCCGTTCTTGGAATTTCTGGCCATCAGCACGGCCAGCAGCTTGCCTGCATCGTCCTTATACAGCCGCGTATTGTCCACGTTCATGTAAAGTTCGCCGTGTCCGTCTGTCACTACGATAAGGCTGTCTTCTGGATAGTTCATAGGTTTTGGATGACTTGCGTCTTTAGGAGTCATGGGAGCGATATAGGCAGCGTATATGTGCTGAACGTAGTCAAGATTTTCAGACTTCTTCCCTCCGCTGTAAGTGTCGAAAATCCTGATCCGGTCGTCGATGGCATATATGAGCATCGCATGGTTGAAGTTGCAGAACCATATCGGCCCGTACTTCAGGGCATCGCGCATGGAGTCGATGTCCAGCGGCACGTTATGGAGCATCCCGAAGTACCAGCCGTCCAGCAGCTTTTTCGCCTCGTCCTTCACCTCCTCCGGCGGCTCGGCGACGTACTCATCCCACGCGAGAGGGACCAGCCACGGCCACCTTCCCTCCGAGCAGCAGCCACGCGCCTTCAGCAGCTGGTCGCAGGCCGAGAACGAGTTGCCCTGCCTGGTGCATCCGCTGGCCCACGCGAGGAACCTGTCGGACAGGTTGAGGTCGATCCCGTATATCCTTGCCGTGGCCTCGATCACGTTCAGCCTAGAGAACTGGACGCAGTTCATGCTCTCCATGCCGAACCTGTTCTGTGCCTCATATTCGGGTAAAAAAGGTTCCCAGTCGCCATTAGCCACAAGTACCGGCAGAGGTGACGACACGCCCCCAAGAAGCCCGTTTCGTGGGTCTGGCGGCTCATGGATTACATATGTCCTGTTTTTCATAGTACTGTGGCTATTTCGTGCTTAGGATCTGGCTGGCTGCTGAGGAAGACGCGCATGACCGGCATATTCTTCCGTCGTCTATCGTTTCCTGTATTCTGGCCAGCCCTATCATGTTCTGGCGGACCATGTTGTCCAATGACCCCAGACGAAACGAAATGGAAGTAATCAAAGTCAGGACGGTCAGGCTCAGTCCGACCGTAGTCAGGATCAATGCTGCCAATTTCCATCCGTCTATCCTCATGGGACTAGATCGCTACGAGAGTTCCTGTTCCCAGCGGCCTGTACTCGACAAAGACCTTCACCTTTGCGTTGGCAGGAGCGTCAGTTGAGGTATAGGTCAGTCTGACGTATGTGCCGACGGTGCTTTTTTGCGTTATCAGGAATGGAGCGAAAGGCCTCAGCGACGCATTCTCGGAAACCGCACACGCTGCATTGTCTATGACGGTGGCTGCGCTGGCTGCCGTATCGTCCTTGACTACCTGAGTTCCGACAGCCAGTCCTGACAGCACTGCGCCGGGACTTGCCGTTATGTCAGGCGAATCTGTACCGTCGCAGAGGTCAAAATGCAGGTCGGTGCAGTTGGCAAGAGAGGTGGCATCGACCAGCTCCGCATGAAGCTTAAGTATCTCCACTGTTCCGGTCAGCCGAAAACAGCTGAGCGACTGCGACCCATTATTCACGTTGAGCGTAACCGTCTTGTCCAACGTCTCTCCAACTGACCTGTGCATGTAGTCATGCAAAGAGTCTTCCTCTCCAGCAGAAGAAAGGGTGGAGTTACATATTTTCTGAACTTCCTTGTCGGAAATTTCCGATGACCAGTCCATATCACTTTACGTTTAGCCTTAGTTTTTTCATATCCTGCCTTTCTGCGTCCATTCGTCTGTACTCTTCAGAGATCGCCTTGCTTTCGTTTTCCCTGAAATGGTCGTCGCACAGCTGAAGGAATCCGCCTTCAAACAGAATGTGAAAGTCGGCGTATTTCTTGCAGTCCCAGCAGATATACTCATGCCTTCCCGGGACCAGCCTGATTATCTCTATAGGAACCATACTAGTAGACCTTATAGGTAATAGATGCGGTCCATGTGATGTTGGTTGCGGCGAGTCCAGTGACGAACACGTCAACTGACTGGTTCGGCACGTCAACCGCCAACGTGCCTCCGTCCCATGCGCCGGACTGTATGATCGCCACGATGTCCGTCGTCACACCCTGCTGTTGCACGTTCCCGGCGGCGGCTCGGTAGAACAGCCCGACGAACTTGTGGTAAAGGCGGTTAGTGTCGCCCTCCTGCCCCTCAAGCTCGACCTCTATCCTGAGTCGCTGGCCCTCCGCCATGGCTACGGTGAACAGCTGCGTAGGAGTCGCGTTTGTAGTGGCTACAGTAGCCCTGTTATGGGATCCGACGCTGTTGTGCAGCGTCCCAGTTCCACGGTCAGTGACCGTGCCGGAAGCGTCGTTGAACGTATATGTGCCGATCGCCGACATCTTCGTGCTGTTATACAGCATGTGGCTGAACCCGATTGTCTTGGCTATGATCGCGTTCCCTGATCCGGTCTCCATCGCCAGATACGCGCATCCGCCTCCGATCAGAAGACCCACGGCCAAGGCGCAGTTGTCGAACTTGGTCGGGGTGTTCATGTTGTCCGAACCCTTGACTTTGCCTGAGTTGACCGCCTTGAACCCGTACTGGCTCATCGTGTCAACCTTGCATCCGTATATGAAAAGATGGTTGCCGGAGTCGTTCTCGAACGCGTTTTTTCCGTTATACAGCCTGTTCTGCCGTGATGACATATAGCCGCCGAAGTTGTTGACTATGCCTCCGCTTGACCACGCTCCGCTTATGTAGCTTCCGTCCACTATCGTAAAGCCTCCCATATGATTCATGACGGCGGCATATCCAACAGTGTCTCTTATGAACGAGCATCCCTGCACCCAAAGGCGAGCTTGGCTGTAAAGTCCAAAATATGCCCTAGTGAACTCTATGCTCTGCACATGAAATTCGAGGCCGGGCGGCCCGAATAGGCTGGTCCCAAGGTCTGTGTTCGTGCCGTCGCCCCTTACCTTCGTAGCGTTCTCCACTATCCGGTAATGGGTTGACGACGACAGGAGGCTGGAGAAGTAGCATCCGAACGTGATCGTGTCGTCGGTGTTGCTCTCTATCGGAAATAGGTTCGTGAACCAGTAGTAAGGCGTCAGAGGTATGCAGTTCGGCCCGGCCAGCAGCTCGACGAACTTGCCGGAGTAGTTCTGTCCGGCGAACGCCCCTGTGTCGGTAAGGGTTGACCTTGTCCCGCTATTGGCCGTCCGCTCCGGCAGCAGCTCGTTCACTGTTCCTGTCAGGAAAAAATACTGTCTGGTCTGGCCCGTACTGATGGCGGTATTCAGCTTGCTGACACTCGTGTTGGACAGGTTAAAAGTACCGGACCCCAAAATTATCCTGACATCCTTCCTGACATCTTCGGGGATTGACTTTGCGGCGGCATCTATGGAGGCGAAAGGATTGGCGACCGTTCCGTCTCCCGTCAGGTCGCTGCCTGTAGTTTCGACGTAACGAGTTTCTTCATTGGTCGAAAACCTAAGCTTGTCCCTAAGACCTGCCTGTGATGACCTGTTCATATGGCTTTCGGTTAGTGTCCGCTTAGTTCATCCTCTTGAGGTACACGGTAAGGTCGGCATCGCTTCCTCCGCCTGCCGAAGTGACGTACTTGACGCGAACGAACTTAAACGCGACCGGGGTGTCGGCGGCTGCAAAGAAGTCCGTATCGACATAGGACGCGACGCCGAACATGTCAAGCGTTATGTCCTGATATGCGCATGCAGTCTGCGCCGTCCCGTCATCCTGATTGGTTGCCTCTACCGTAACGGTAAGCACGTCAACCGGAAGAGCGTCGGAAGTCTCACCCTGAAGGGAAAAGAACCTGTACCCGTCCATGTCAAAATAGGCATAGGCGGTGGTTCCGGCGGCAATGTTCGTAAGGCTGAGCAGTGTCGTCTCAGAATGCCCCAACGCTGAGCTTATCTCCGATAGGGTGGTTTCGGATGCGATGCCAGTACCGTCAAGGTTGATGTTGTTTATGTTGACGCTCAGCTCATAGACTGCGCTTATGGAGTCAACAAGAATGGCGGCTAGGGTATTACCCGCCGCGTCGAAGTTGACCTTGACCGCGATATATCCTATCGACGACCACGCCGCGCCGTTTCCTGTAGTGGACGCAGGTTCGTTGATGGCGAACGAAAGCAAGTTCCATCCTGCTGACAGGTCAGAATCGGCCACCTGATACACGTAGTTGTGGGATGCGCTCTCTCCGATTATCAGCTGTACGCTGGCAATGTCGGTAAGGTCAGACAGGTTAATCCACAGCTTCAGGTATCCGTCAAGAAACTCAACCAGATTGAGCTGCTTTTCGGCGTCAAGTGTTCTGGCTATCTGGCCAAACGTCTCCGTCGCTTCGCTCTTGGAGAACGAAAGGGACGCCGATCCCTCCCTATGGTTGACGGATGTTGTCAGAAGGGAAACGTCGGTGGAGCCTACCCAAGGGGTTGCATCCTCCGCCGTCTCTAGGACAAACCTGTCCTGCTTCACATGCGCGTAGACTCGCGCTCGGTTCTTGGACATAACAATCAAACAAACTAATGCCTTTTTTTAGTTCATGGGCTAGTCCCCGTCCCCGTAAAGGGACGGAGCAAGCACATGAGCATATCACTGCCCGACAACAGGAGTCTCTACCTGTGGACTGACGGCATCCGATGACTTTTCGCCTTCAGCTGCCTGAACTGCGCCCGCTTCGGCAGAGATCTCATCGATATTCATCGGAGTCCTGAGAAGACCGAACAGCCTAGTCATCCTTGTCATGTTCTGCTCGCCGTTGATCTTGACCGCGTTCAGACAGACAAGAAGAAACTGCACGTCACCCGGATCAAGCTCATATTTCATTTTGACGCTCATATTTCGCCTGTCTTAGCTGTTATTAAGCTGCCCTGACGATCTCGACATAGACCATGCAGTCGAGCAGCCCTCCACCGTCCGGGACGATGGACAGCGAACCGTTGGCAGCTACCTGCTGCGCCGCGTCGTTGTAGTCGGTCGGTTCGTCAAAGTCCTCGTCGCTGGCTGCCACGGTTACTGCGTTCGTGATGTCAGTCCCAGTTCCTGAAGCACCGTTGTTCAGCTTCCAGGTCCCTCCGTCCGCTGACTTGTTTATCGACCATGCTCTAACGACGTGGAAAGCAAACGGTGCATTGGCGGTGAAGATGTCAACTGCGGCAGCCTGATTGCTGATGTTGGCCATCAGAATCGTCGGAACGGCATAGACCGCATCGGAGGCATCGGCGGCGGACGGGAGAGCGACCGCGTCAAGTTCGTTTCCGTTGACGTTGGTGAGGGCGTTGCCTGCAGCGTCGCAGTCGAGCGTCTTGTTGGTGAAAGTTACAGTACCGGAATCGACATATGCCTTGATGGACTGCTGAGTCGCAACCTGCGTAGCCGAATTGGTGGCCATGTTGTCCTCGTCGAGGACGGCAGAGCCGGACACGCCAGTTTTCAGGACCGCGCTTGTCAGCGTCTTGCTGGTCAGAGTCTGGGAAACGTCTTTCATGACAAATTCGTCGGCAGCGTCTCCCAAGTCTGGAATGGTCGCTGTGGGAGCAGCGTTCGTCTGGTCAGCCGACGTGACGGTCAAACCGGCATCTCCGTCGTCGATCAGCATCGTCGCGATCGTCGGGCTGGTCAGCGTCTTGTTGGCCAGCGTCTGCGCCAGAGTAACGAACGCGAAAGTATCGGCTACGCTGGCGAAGTCGGGAATGGTCAGTGCGCCAGCGCCTACCGTCTGCGTTGTAACTGCGCACGCGATATCGTTTACCCCTGACTCGAAGCTGAATGCCTGCGACAGCTTGGACGCTATGCCTGCCGGAAGGGTGGAAGGATCGACCCATACAGGAACGTCCGTCGCCACCCTCAGCACGTCGCCGTCCGAACCGACGGCAAGATGAATCCAGTTGGTGCCGTCGAAGTACAGGACCGATCCTGTCGCCTCGCCAGCTATGGTCAGGTCTGTCACCGTGACAGCACCTCCAGACGTGATCGCAACGTCTCCGCTTACCGCCTTGTTGTCGAACGAGTCAACTCCGTCATGGATCAGGATGTGACCGGCGGCAGGTGCGGCGACGTTCGTATCCGTAAGACCGGCCAGTGTGGTTCCTGCTGCCCCTGCCTCAAGGATGTTGAAATTGCAGGATGTGGTCGTTCCTATGTTGCAGTATAGGGCCGGCGAACCGTCGGCGATGTCTGTATCGATGTACAGGCAGCCCTTGGCGTACCCGGACCCGGCATTGGTTACAGTGGCCGTACCTGTCGCAAACAGCACGTTTCCGTCTGCGTCACGCTGAAGAACGCGGATGGACTGCGAGTTTATCGTGACTACCTTGCCTACGATCCTCAGCTGATCCGCAATATAAGTCCCCCTGTCCTTTCTGGTTATTCCCATATCGTAGTTTGCCATCGTGGAGGGGGGATTCCCCCTCCACTGTCAGGCGTTAAAAGTTTTAGGCTACTGCGTTCTTGACGAAGTAGGCCAGAGCGGAGTCAACGACAGTCTGATCGTAGCTGTCGCGGACGCGCACAACGTCCCCGACTCTCGCTTCTTCGCGGTATGTATCGACCTGCCGGTCCATGTCCTTGATGGTGTAGCCGAACGAGGCCTGCATCAGAGTAGGTCTCGGAGCCTTGTAAAGCAGCCAGAAGTGCTTGCCCCAGACATATGACATGCTGTCGGCCTGTCCTTGGTTGGCTGTGTTCTTGACAGCATCGCCGATATAGATCTCAGACACCTCTAGCAGGTCGGCGACTGCCTTTTGCAGCATGTTCGGATCGGTAAGGCCGATGTACTTGATGCGCTCGATCACGTCAGGATGACGGATAAGGTCTCTCCAAGTCTGATAGCCGAAAACCGCTACGTTCGGATGCTTGGCGGTATTCAGCTTAATCGTCTCCCTAGCGGTCGTGATGTCGTCGAGCGGATCGCTGTTGACTCCATCGCTCCACTGGTCGGCACCGGCCAGAGTCATGTTCTGCGTAAGGTTGGCCGTAGAGGCCATGTAGTCAGCAAGTGCAGCCTCCTGATGCAGCCAAATCTTATCGATGGCGAACAGAACTGCGTCACGCTTGGCATCGTACGGATCGTCAGTGTTCTCGGCGAACTCGTCCGGCACTATCTTTTCCAGCGATTTCTCGGAACACGCATAGCTTCCCTGCGAAACGGAGTAGTCGAAAGACCTCGCGCGCGCTCCCGGCGCACGCTCAATCGACGTTTCGAGACGAAGATTGTCCTTGCCATACTTGGCAAACTTACCTGCC